GCCTTCTGTGCTTTGTAGTATTCTGCTGCTTTGCCAACAATCTTTTGTTCTTGTGCTTTAATTACGCCCTTGCCGCCAAAAGACGGGGCTACAATGTCCCTGTAAAACGTGTGAACAGCGCCCTCTACTCCGTCAGGCTTGCTTGCAGCCAGAGTAATAGGAACAAACTCTCCAGCGTCGTCAATAAGATCACCTTCTACGTTCCTGCGTGTAAAGGCACTAACAGTTTTACCACCTAAAGCCATTCCACCACGAAGAACACCATAACCAACAAGTCCTTGACCCGCTCCTGTTACAGCACCAGACAATCTTTGACCTTCCCCAGCTTCTCCAGCGCCGTATACTGCACTTTCAGCAGCTACCCGGCCTCCTGTTGCAGCCGCCTGTCCTAATTTAGTAGCCGCCTGTACACCTCTAAGGACATTAACAGGGGACGCAACAGATCCTAAAACGTCAGCAGTCATAGCTGCACCAGCCTGCCGTTCCTTAAACTGTTCTTGTTGAGCATCATAGGTTTTACGCATATCAGCGTATACTTCTTTAATAGGCGTACCGGTAGCAACAGAAGCTGCCGCCGCTGCTGTCCATAGACCCATTTCGTCTCCCCAGCCCAAAGCCATGCTTGAGAAGAATCGTTGAGCAGCAGCAAGAGAATCTTCAGAAGACCAAGCAGCATCTTCAACCTTTTGTTGTTCCACTGTTTTATTATCAGAATCAAAAGCTGCTTGAACTTTCTGAAGACGCTCAGAAAAATCAACACTAGGTTCAATAGGGTCTTTTTCTGTTAATCCTTCTTCTTGTCTGTCAGTAAACCCTTTTAAAAGCTCTTCAGACATAGTTTATATCCTCAAAAGTTAAACCCCTGTTTTCAAGAGTTCTGTCTAGCAGTTTTCTTGAGTTTCCTCTGTTTTTTAGGGTATCAATATACCCTAGACCTTTTATGTCGTTTCCAAAGCGGTCTTTACCAACCACTAAATTTGCGTCTAGTGCTTCAGCCTCTTTTATTAGTGCCTCATAAGTAACATTATCTCCCGCCGCTTTTGCTTTGCTAGCTTCAGAAATAATTGAATTAAGATCGTTAATTGTCGTCGGAAACTTTGTTTTTAAATCTTCAATGTTTCTATCAAAGCCTTTAATCTCAGCGTACCTTTCGTATCCAACAGCGTTAGCATCGTTTGTGACTTCCATCCATCTGACTTTGCCTTCTATATACTGCTTACGCGCCTCAAGAATTTTTTTCATACCGCGAAGAGCCGCTAGTCTTTCTTCTTCAGTATAATTTTTTAAGTCTGGACTAGCATTTAACGCTAACTGAACGTCCCTATCTGAAGCAGGGCCTTTGGGAAGAAGAGCCAATGCTTTTTGCATTTGAATTTCATTTAAACTTGTTCTAAACGCTGTTATTTCATCACCAAGACCTGTAATATCTGATACTGCAAAATCTCTTATATAACCAAGCACACCACCAACTACAGGTATATCGTATTCTTCCGCTAGTTTTTCAGATTGCGTTATAATAGAGTCAAATTTTTGTATTTCAGCAGTAACTGTGTTGTTTTCCGCTACAGCAGCGTTATACAAATCAGAACCAGCCTTTGTTTCCATAAAAGGTTTATCTTTTCCTTCTTCACCTTCTTCTGGAGCCGCCTCTCCGATTACTTTACGACTTAAAAAGTTTCCTTGTGCATCAAAAAACTCAACAACACTTTGTTCTGTCCCGTTGATTATAACATCTTTTTCTACTTTGTAACCCTTAGCCTCACTTCCTTTTTTAGCTTCCGCTAAACTCTTCAAGTATTCAGAGGGACTAATAGATCGTGTAGTAAGCGCCCTTATCTCGTCTGGCCTTTTTCTTTCTCTAGCAGTATTAAGAGCCTCTCGCAACTGCTGTTCTTCCCTAGCTCCTTCTGCTCGCCTCGTTGCCTCTGCACCAGCCTCTTCAAGACCGGCTACTTGTCTCTGAGAAGCCTTCTGTGCAGCATCAAGAAACAACTTAGACAACGCATCATTGCCTTCAGTAGCGTACTTCTGGCCTATGGCGTTAAGCTGTGCAGGATTGTTAGCGTACTGCTGAAGCAACTCTTGTGCTTCTTGAGCAGCAGCCTCTTGTTCCTTACGCTCCTGCCTTGAAGCAAGCCCTGCACCAACACCGCTTAACATACTGCCTAACCCAGTACCAAACTGCTCGAAACCAGAAGCTATCTGCTGTCCCTGAGCCTGACCAGACCTCGCCAGCATACCTCCTATGTCATATATAGCCATTGTATGCGCTCCTTAAATTAACTCTGCGTAGTTGACCATCAGATAGCCTTCGTTTCCACGAGTAACTGCTTCTGGTATGACTTCTTGTACTTCTTGAGCAAGTACACCGTACGTAGGATTGTCTCCTGCAAGACGCTTGCCTTCGTCGTTCCACTCCCAAGTGTACAGACTAATGCCATTTTCTAATGATCCAACTTTGGTGATACTATCTTTTAGTCTAATGTCGCTATATTTAATTAGGGTTTCAATAATGTCACCACCAGCAGAGGTCAAACCGCCTAACAACCCACCAGCGCCGCTAAACATTGAGCCGTACAAGCTACCCAGAGCAGCCTGTTGTCCTACCTTACCTGACAGGTTGGCCAAAGCAGTCTCAAGAGCGTACTCGCCTTGCTGTCTACGCGCTACATCAGCCATGCTAGCGATGTTAATAGCAGGACTAAGGGCAGACAAGAGTGCCGCCTGCGGTGCGTAGCTCTGCTTCAAGAATTCACCACCTAGTTGCGCCTGCTGTGCTTGCTCTTCTTGCGCCTGTTGCATAGCAGCCAAGATAGCCCTATCTCTAGCCTCTGACTGCGCTTGTTCCATAGCGAGTGCTTCAGGCGTTCCTCCAAACATAGACGTACGTACTCCTAAGCGTCCCTGTTGAGCCAGACGCTCTTCTAGTGCTAGCCTCTGTCTCTCTTCCTCAGGAGCCTGTGCAGCCCGTATACGCCGGTACACTTCAGCCTCACGATCAGCCGTTGGCATCTGAGCCTGACCAAATAACTGCCCAGCCCCACCAAACAACTGTTGTTGCATAGCTTGCTGTTCAGGAGACAGTGTATAGGTTGTTCCTGTTGGTCCTCCTGTTACACCGCCCATGCCAGATGTAACAGTGAACGGCTGAAACGTAACATCAGGTGCCGTTATCTGCGGAAGAGCCGTGGTGTACAACCCTTTAATTTCTTGCGGTATTTCTTGATATAAGTCAGCAGCTACGCCACCCAAAAGATCACTAAGGATTCCCATTAGTAAGTACCTCCGTCAATCGTTCCTGTAGACAGAGTTCCCGTAAACGTCAACGCTGGGATTGTCACAGTGCCTGTAAAGGTAGGTGACGCCGTGTCTGCCTTACTAGAAATTGCTGTTGCAATATCATTAAACTCAGTGTCAAATTCGCTACCACGAATGATCTTACCGCTATCTCCAGAAGGTAAACTGTCCTTAGCAGTAAAGTTAGTTGTTTTGGTATAATTACTCATACTGTTTTACCTATAAGTGCTAATACGTTAATTTCTTGGAGAGATAAGAAAGACCCATTGATGTCTGCCTCTAAACCTATCGTAATAATACTACCGTTTCCTGTTGTATTAACAGGGTTTCTAGTGGTTAGTTCTCCACCTGTAAACTCACCTATGCCAAACTCGTCAACACCGTAGTACGCTGGAGTCTGGTTGCCTACACTAAACTCGTAAGTGTTAAAGTCTGTTGCAAAATCGTAAGCCCACTTCATAAATACTGTAGTACCGCTGGCACCAACAATAGTAGGTCTTAGTTTCTTGAGAAACTTTGTTTTAGACGGGTCTCCAAAAGTCAAACCGGGACTGTAGTACCTAAACCGATAAGACGTAGTGTTATCAGAGTACCCTGAGTAAGTTCCTATGCCATCAGAGGTTCCTATGTACAACGTACCGTCAGTCTTTAGCTCAAAAGACTTGTGAGGCACAGAAGTCCATCGTGTAACCCTGTACGCTCCGTTTTCTAACCTTCCTTTTAGATCAAAGCAGTACACTGTTTGCTGATCTGGAAACGCTATTAGATAAAAAGAGTTTTCAGGGCTATACACAGATGCCGTAGGCAACGTCCTATTTTCTATTAAACTAACAATCTCAGTCTTTACGTTCAAACTAAGATCGGACAGAGGCAGAGACTTCTCTTGGATAGTACGCCCAAGACTCCTGAGACCTGAGTTAGACATAAAGAGTACGTCTGTACCTATGTGCTGTACAGAATTTCTACAGATGCACCCAACTCCAGCTACAGTATCATATAGAGCCATACTAGCTGGACTAGACGCTCCTTCGTATACAAGTATGCTGTGCTTACCAAATATAATCAGAGCGTTATTGTGTGCTGCTAACGCCCTTACTTCATCGTATCCATCAGGCCAAGCCTTAGATACATCTATAGAACCACTGGAACCACCAGTGAAGTCTGTTCCTATCAACAGATCAGACCAATAAATTGTCTGGGTGTCTGTTGCGTTATCTACGACCCAGAGCCTGCCGTAAGCTGCTAGAGCCTCGTGACACTTAAGGGTGGCATCAGTAGCAGTGCCGTTAGCTACAGTAAACGTACGTAACCCTGTAGCGTTATCATACACCAGAGGGTCGTACCCACGTTGGAAGAAGTAAGCCTTATCGTTAAAGTTTACAATCTTCCAGTTGTTAGTAGTAATCGTGTAAGAAGCGGGAGTAACGTCAGTCAGGGTAGTTGTCCCTGTCATTATCTTGTTGTTACCAGCCGTCAGTACTTCTTCGTTACCTGCGTCATCGTAAAAGTAGTGTATCTTGTGGACGTAATCAGTTCCTAACTCAGTCTTGTCAGTGGTTATAACTGAGACGCCCTTACGTGCAGCAATACGTCCACGTTTGTCAATAACAGCGTTATCTGCGACATCAGCAAAAGACGGATCTTGTGCAATCGGAGAATCTTCTGTGTTAACTCCCTTAAACGCAGGAGCAACTAGATTAAAACTTTGTAGTGGCTGTGCCATTCACTAGTCTCCTACGGAGTGTACCAGATGACTTCTTCAGGATGCTTCTGTGCGTCCAGAGCAATCGCATCAGACAGATATTTGTCAGCGATACCAAAGTACTCTGCTGCCGATGTACCGCCTGTCTCGCCACGCTCACGAGCTAATAGAGCCACTGCCATGTGTATCACAGGCTGGCTAGGAATAACTAACTCGTCTGTGTCAGCACTAAGTTCGTCGTTCCTGAGTATGCAGTTGAATCTCAGGTTATACACACCGTCAGGCTTAGGGTAAATGTCAACCTGAGTATCACCGTTAGAGTCAACACCATTGTACGTGTAGTAATCAGGCGAACCTGACACAGGATCTTGATTAAGGTACTTGTCGTTAAACCAATGTGCTGTCTGGTACTCCATAAATACGTTAGACGTATCATTAATTACGTCTAGTACCTTAATTTTATTCTGTGAGCCAGTCAGGACGTAGTTAAAGATACCTGAAGTAGTAGTTACGGTTAGTGTAGTCCTGAGGCCTGACCAGTCCCAAGAGTCTTCTACTAACTTCTTAGCGTCGTTAACAAAGTCTCCTACCATTTTGCTGTAGGTGTTGTCTGTGACACTAGCTACTTCTTCTTCCCTTAGTCGTCTCAGGACGTTGTTTACAAGATTTAAATATGTCATACTATACCTTTAAATAGTCCTGCTAAGTAGTCTGTAATTGGGAACTCTGATCTTGCGAGCAACTGAGGGTCTCCAGCTATGTCAAAGCCTATCTGTACAGGTTCTGCTCCACTGAACATACCTGAGCCACCGCCACCGAAGCCGCCTCCGCCACCACCGCCACCCGATGATGTTACTGCCACACAAACGCCTTCTTCATCTCTTTCTTGGCCCTCTGGACACTCTTCCTCTGGAGTTTCTGTTACCGCAACGCAAACTCCCTCTTCGTTTCTTGCCTCACCTTCTGGACAATCTTCTGGCTGAGGTTCCGGCTCTGGAGCAACAGCAACAGCGACGCAGTTACCTTGTTCATCTCTTTGTTGCCCTTCTGGACACTCCTCAGGCTCAGGCTCTGGAGTAACAGCAATAGCTACACAGTTACCTTGTTCATCTCTTTGTTGCCCTTCTGGACACGCTTCCTGCTCAGTTTCTGGCTCTGGCTCGGGTTCTGGTTCTGGCTGAGTAGTAACCGTTGCAACACACTCTAACTGCTCGGAACTAGGACCAAAGCCTAAGCTGGGAACAACCTGTAGAGTACCCTCTTGTCCGTCTGCGGTTGTACAAGGCTCCCCTTGTCCACCTCCAACACCATCTTCTGTTCCACCGCCGGTACCTCCCGGTCCTTCTCCTCCGTTTTCTCCGTCACCCTCATCAACTACGGCAGTCTCTATACAGTTACCTTCTTCATCATAGGTTCCTGATGTTCCTTGTGCCGTGTTACAAGGAGATCCCGGCTCATAGAATAACTCAGGTTGGCAGGTTCCTGTTATTTCGTTGTATACTTCATTCTCACCACAGGATGTTCCTGTTGTTTCTTCGACTACAACACAGTTTCCAAACTCGTCTGGGTGATAGCCGTCTATACAGCCTCCACAGCCTCCAGAGGGATCTTGTAGTCTAAGAGAGTCATCACACTGCTCTACTTCTTCACCGCCTCCGTCACCACCTTCACCTTCTGTTACTGTGGTTGATTCTGCTTCAGAAACTGCTTGTCCTTCCTCTGTTCCTGCTACTGTCTCGGCAACAGTTGTTATAGCTGTGTTTAACCACTCAGGTATTTCTATCGAAGTATCTATAGTTTGTATAGTCCAGCCGGGAAGATTTCCAGCCTGTATCGCAGCACCATAAACATCCGGGTCAAACCCTGCTGCCACCATCTCATCTAGTGTATATACGGTACCGTCTGGACCAACAAACTTAACTCCATCTCCCGTAAGATCATTCAACCACTGATTAAGCTGAGAACTAGGATCAGACAGCATTTTCTGTAGTTCACCTGCCGCAAGAGACGCAACAGCAGACAAGCCTGCACTCTTCAGCACAGCCTCAAAATCAAAATCTTGTCCTAGAGCAACCTGTTGTAGTGCACTAGATAACGCACCGCCTAAAGCAGAAATAGCAGTAGACCCTAAACCTAACGCACTTCCTAAAGCACTTCCTAAGGCTGGACCAACAAGCGCCCCAAATCCTGCCGCAGTAGCTATTTTAGCAATACCGCCAAAGTCTAGTGTTTCTCTTTCTTTGGTCTTAACCCATCCTGAGCCGTTCCACTGGTATTCTCTACCGTCATCTGTCCGTAAGACGTTGCTTATACCGTACTTAGCGTTAAGCGCCTGTACAGCTTCAGAGTTTAGCCAATCGTTGTAGGCGTCTTGTCTACCCTTGGTAGTATCCACCTGTATAACTTGAACTTCTGACTTGTCGAGTCCGTACTTAGACGCAAAGTCATTGGGAGACAAATTGTTGTAGTCGTCTGGGTCTATGTAGTTACCGTAAGGATCTTGGTAGCTTAGACCTCCCGTGTCTACAACAGAACCCCACGAGCCGGGATCGTACTCACCTGAGTCGATAAGGTCTTGCCTTTCGTTCATGTACTGAAGATAAGTATTAAAGTCTCCAAAGGTTTCTTGAAGGTTCGTAGCTTGGTCAAAGTAAGCACGTAAGTCGTCTTCTGTGGCCTCACTGTAACCTTCTTGGTTCCACAGGTAGGAGATACCATCAGCACCACTCTCTACTGTTTCGTTTCCTGCGTAGAAAGTGTATGTCCTTTCTGAGCTAGAAGCATCAGGCGTTCCTGTGTCAAAACCCTCTAGCCAGTTATCAGGGCGGTCGTCGCTTGTACCCGGAGTACTATCAATACTGAGCAAGTACTCTGCCTGCTTCCAAATAAGATCGTCAGGAGAATAGCTGTCTTTATATGCAGTATTGTTTTTAATGCTGTGAGCTATACGCTCAACTTCTGTCATATCTTTCCAAGCCATTACCGCTCCCTCGCTACGCCTTTAGTCTTTTCAAACGAGCGCATAGCGCCTAAGCCCAACATACCCATCAACACCGGCATCATCTCACTTAAGTCAAGAGCCACGATCTCAAGAGGATAACCAGCGACACCAGCAACAAAGTTCCCAAGAGGAACGCAGATAAAATTAAATCCCATTCCTGTAGCGCATATCCACC